TGATGAAGTTGATGAACATATAGAATTTTTTACAAAAGTACCTGAACCGGATGTACCGGTTCATGAAGACAAACCAACGCATTGTGGATCTCATACAAGATTTATAAAATCTTGCCATCAATGTATTGCAGTAACACAATAAAGGAGAAGACATGAGAAAAAAAATGAAAAAGAAAAGTAAATTTCCAGACCACTCAGGTGATGGTAAAATTACTAAAAAAGATATTTTAATGGCAAAAGGAATTATTCCTAAAAAGAAAAAGAAGGGAAAAAAATAATGGCTAAACGTGGTTTGTACGCGAATATTCACGCGAAAAAAAAGAGAATCGCTGCTGGCTCAGGTGAGAAGATGAGAAAACCTGGAGCTAAAGGAGCACCAACTGCTGCTAATTTTAAAAGAGCAGCTAAGACAGCTAAGAAACCTAAAAAGAAAAAGGCGTAATGGCTGATAAACCTATAAGAAAAACTACCGGTAAAGGTGGTAATTATAGAAAGACCAAAGCTGGAGCAGGTATGACTAAGAAGGGTGTCGCTGCTTACAGAAAAGCAAACCCTGGAAGTAAATTAAAAACAGCCGTGACTGGTAAAGTGAAACCGGGATCAAAAGCTGCAAATCGACGTAAGTCGTACTGTGCAAGAAGCGCAGGCCAACTCAAACGATCATCTGCAAAAACAAAAAACGATCCTAATTCTCGAATCAGACAAGCACGGAGAAGATGGAAATGTTAAATGGAACCAGAACAAGTACTAAATAGTTTAAGACGAGCAATCACAAGAAGAGTTGAATCATTAGCCGTATCGGTTACATCCGGTGGGGTTGACAGTATGGAAACATACAAGTATATAATAGGACAGATTAATGCATTGGAATCAGTGCGTCAGGAAATCTCTAACCTGCTAAACGATAAGGAGCAAAATGAAGACAGAGGAACAGTCATCAACATCGGTGACAAAAAAAATAATAACCCCAAATAAAGAATTACTTGGGTTAAAGAAATCAGAAGAACAAAAAGAAGTTACAAACGAAAAAGCAAAACTTCCCATGCCTACAGGCTGGAGAATGTTAGTTTTACCATTTAAGATGAATGAAAAAACTAAAGGTGGGGTTTTACTTGGACAAGAAACTTTGGAACGACAACAGGTAGGATCACAATGCGGTAACGTACTTGCGATGGGACCTGATTGTTACAATGATAAAGACAGATTCACACAAGGTCCATGGTGCAAGGTCGGAGACTGGGTAGTCTTCGCACGTTATGCAGGATCTCGTATTGAAATTGAGGGTGGGGAAGTTCGTCTTCTTAATGATGACGAAGTACTAGCAACTGTGCAAGATCCAACAGATATCTTACACAAATTTTAACATAGGAAGGACACTATGCCAGAGGAAGAAAAGAAGACAGTAGACATTGATACATCCGGTCCAGAGACCGAGATCAATGTACCTGAAGAAAAAGATGAGTCGGTAATTGATACCGCTCCTAAAGAAGAAACAACGATAGAAGAAACAACTACAGAAGAAAAAGTAGAAACAGAAAAAAAGGAAGATGAAAAATTAGAAGATTACAGTAAAGGTGTGCAATCTAGAATTGCTAAACTTACACGTAAGATGAGAGAAGCAGAAAGAAGAGAAGCTGCTGCAATCGAATATGCTACTGCAATCGAAAACAAAAGAAAAATAGATCAGGAAAGATTTAATAAAGTTGATTCTGATTACACTGCTAAATTTGAAGAAAGTGTAAAATCTGGTATGGACATGGCTCAACAACAATTAGCCACAGCCATTGAAGCAGGTGATGCAACAGCTCAAGTAGCAGCAAATAAAAAAATTGCTGAGTTAGCTTTCGAGAACGCTAAACTTCAGCAAAGAAAAGAAGCAAAGCCAGTTGAACAGGAAACACCTGTTAAACTGTCTGACGGTGGACAATTACCAAATGAAACCCCTAGACAAATGCCTCAAGCTGATCCTATGGCTGAAGATTGGGCTGCAAAAAATAGATGGTTCGGAACAGATAGAGCTATGACATTTACTGCATTCGAGATTCACAAGGATTTAGTAGAAAAAGAAGGCTATGATCCAAAATCAAACGAGTATTATGAAGAGATTGATAAAAGGATTAGAGTTGACTTCGGGCACAAATTTGATAGTAATGAAACTAAGCAAACGAACAGGGCCGTTCAGTCGGTAGCTTCGGCTAACAGAAGCTCAAAACCTGGTCGCAAAACTGTGAGACTCACATCTTCACAGGTAGCAATAGCTAAAAAATTAGGTGTGCCACTCGAAGAGTATGCAAAACAACTAAAACTCACGGAAGGAGCATAGTATGAAAAAAGACGAAAACAAAACTTCTCGTGCGGCTGTTACTCGGTCAAAAACTGAAAGACCAAAAGAGTACAAGCCCCCATCATCTCTAGATGCACCACCAGCGCCTGACGGCTTTAGGCACAGATGGATAAGAGCAGAGTCAATGGGTTTCAATGACACCAAGAATATTCATGGTAGATTGAGATCTGGTTATGAGTTAGTGAGAGCTGACGAATATGATTCTGATACATACCCAACTGTCTTAGACGGAAAATACGCTGGAGTGATTGGAGTAGGTGGCCTTCTCCTGGCAAGGATACCCGAAGAACTCGCGCAGTCTCGTATGGACTATCAGAAAAGACAAACTGAAGGTCAAGACGAGTCAGTCGAAACCGACTTACTTAGGGATCAGGATAAGAGAATGCCTATCAAAATTGATAGGAATTCGAAGCACACTTTCGGTGGTACAAAGAAGTAATTCTTAAACATCGAAATAATATCAACCGAACTGGAGGCCGTTTTACGACGGCAGGTTCATAAGGAGTAAACTATGGCAAATAGAAACAGCACAGGGTTTGGTCTTATTGCTCAAGGTACGCTTGGTTCAACACCAGCTACTGGCGGTCAAGGTAAGTACTACATCCAAGCTAACTATGCTACGTCATTATATCAAGGTACAGCTGTAAAACAGTCTGGCGGATATATAATTACAGCACAGGCAGCAATCACTAATACTTGTATTGGTGTTTTAAATGGTGTGTTCTACAACGCGGCAACTACACAGAAGCCGACGTGGTCGAACTACTATTCACAAGTTACTCCAGCCAACTCTGAAAACATCACAGCGTTTGTAATCGACAATCCTCACCAACTTTATGTTGGTATGATTGACACAGCTATACCTATAGCAAATATGGGAGCTACTTTCGGTTTCGCGACTACTACTGGTTCAACAACTAGTGGACAGTCTACAAACAAAATGTTGTTAGCAGGTGGAAGCGCCACAGCGAATACTTGGAGAACTGTAAGAATAGCAGAAGATCCTGAAAACCAAGACATTACAGTAGCAAATTGCTCTGTTGTTTTTGTTCAGAATCTTAACCAATACGCTAATGGCGTAACTATGGCATAATAGGAGCATATCATGGCAATATCACGAGCACAGCTAGTTAAAGAACTAGAACCAGGCCTAAATGCACTATTTGGGCTGGAGTACAAAAGGTATGAAAATCAGCATGCTGAGATTTATACATCAGAATCATCTGACAGAGCTTTCGAAGAGGAAGTAATGTTAAGTGGTTTTGCAAACGCAGATGTAAAAGCAGAAGGTCAAGGAATTGCGTACGACGACGCGCAAGAAACTTACACTGCTAGATACACAATGGAAACGATCGCGCTAGCTTTCGCTATCACAGAAGAAGCAATAGAGGACAACCTTTATGACAGACTTTCTTCTAGATACACAAAAGCTTTAGCAAGATCTATGTCCAATGCTAAAGAAGTTAAAGGCGCAGCAGTCTTGAACAATGGTTTACCCGGCGTAGCCGCGGCATCAGCGTTCCAAACTGGTGATGGCGTTAACTTACTTTCTACAGCACACCCAACTATCGCGGGTACTGTAGCAAATACTTTAGCAACACAAGCAGACTTAAACGAAACTTCATTAGAGCAGTCTTTGATTGACATCGCTGCAATGACTGATGAAAGAGGTTTAAGAATCGCAGCTAAAGGAGTTAAAATGATAATTCCTTCTGCGAATCAGTTCAACGCTGAAAGACTTATGAAGTCTCAAGGTAGAACTCAGACTGCTGATAATGACATCAATGCAATCAACAGCATGGGAATGATTCCTCAAGGTTACAGAGTGAACAATTTCTTAACTGACCCTGATTCATTCTACATTATCACGGACGTTCCAAATGGTATGAAAATGTTCTCAAGAACTCCGTTGACTACGTCAATGGAAGGAGACTTTGATACTGGTAACGTTAGATACAAAGCTAGAGAAAGATACGCGTTTGGCGCATCTGACTATAGAGGTATCTTCGGTTGCGAAGGTGCGTAAGCATAACTAAGTAATTTTGTGGCCGGACATAGTTCGGCCACATTCAACAAATAACATGGTGAGATTCATGAAAACATTCACAGTAAAAATATGGGCATACGATCATTATGGAAAATTTAATGTGGATGCTGAAGATAATGCTATTTCTCTTGAAAAATCAATCCTTGACAAACTAGGAGAAAAAAGTATAAATTGGGAGTATCTCGGAAACAACTATAATAACGAGATAAATCGAATAACTTATGAGGAGGTTATTGATGATACAAGACCTATACAAACAAAAAAGGTCCTTGGAGTTGAAGTGGGAACAGGAGCATCTAGATAATAATAGATACACTCTTGAAATGGTCAGAATTGATGACAAAGTTAAACAAGTCATTACTGAGATCAAGCTGGAAGAAGCAGCTATTGCTCACAGGCAAAATAGCGTTGAAGGCGCTGCTCCACAAGTTTCTGTAGCTACTTAGTCAAAAGCTACATCGCTGAAATCGCACTTTCTTTACGGGCTCTCTTGCACTCTACTAAAAACTAATATATAACTTTTTTACTATACAATTAATCAGAACATAGACGCGTATAGTCGACGGCCTAAAGACTATGTTCGTAAATTAGGAGGATAAAATTATGGCAACAACTACATTTAGCGGACCAATTAAAGCTGGTACGATTAGACAAGGAGCAAGTGAAAACTTAGGTTTTACTTTAATGGCTCAATCAGCAGTAATCGATATTATCGGTGCAACAGCTACAACAACTGTAGGAATAGTTCCTGCAAACTCACAAATTGTTGACGTTATACTAAACGTTACAACTGTGGCTAATGACAGTGGAACTGCAACAGTTCAAGTTGGACATGCAGGTGATACTGATGAGTATTTACCAGCTACTAACGTAAAAGCTTTAGCTACAACTAGAGGTACGATTCAAACTGATGGTACAGACATCGGTACATCTGACCAAACTGTAACTGCAACTTACACAGCAGCTAATGCTGATGGTACTACAGGTGCAGCTACTGTTACTGTTTTGTATATGCAAAACAATAACCTAAGCTAATAATTAATTTGTTGTGGGGCTTCGGCCCCACATAAATTTAAGGAGAATAAAATTATGTCAATAACATCAAAAGTAAGACAAACAGTTGTTTTAACTGCAGATGGTCAATTACAAGGTTTAGTAAATACTGCAACTACATCAACAGCTACTAATCTTACAAAGATTAATATCATGAATGTCTTTGCACAATCTACTGATGCAGATGCTGAGATAAAAATTTATAATGAAACTGGAAGTGCGACAGCAAAAAATTTAGTTTTTCATGGTAAGTTTGGAGCAGCTGCTAATGCCGTTCATGAATTTAAAATGCCAGGAGCTGGTATTTATTGTGATGATGGGGCTTACGTTGATCTTACTAACTGTGATTTTTGTTACG